GACCGCTATGACTTGGGAACGACTTCCGTCCCGGCGATCGCATGCGACACGCCACCGAGCGACGGCAGCAGCGCCCCGATGACAGCCTGAGCCACCAGAATCGCCGGGTGGCCGGCCAGGGCCGGGAACACCCCGGTCACCTGGTTGAGAACCTGAGCCAGCAGGACAAGGGCATTCGCCCACTGCGCGCCAACGAGATACTTACGCATCTGGACTCCCTCCTTTTTCAGTCTGCGGAACAGCAGCAGTTCACGAATCACGGCTTCCTCTTGGGCGGCTGTGTCCCCAGCCCGAACAGGGACATGAGCGCCACCAGCCAGAACGGCGGCTTCACATGCCCGCCCACGCCACGCCATCCGCGGTGAAGTTGGACGGCTGGCAATCCCCCGGCAGTTCCTGTCCGTCGATGTCCTTCGCCTTCGGCCACGAGTAGCCGATAGCGCAGCCCGGATAGGGCTTGCCGACCGCGATGGTGATCGAGGTCTGCGTCGGCGGCATGGTATGGGGTCCCCATGCCCCCTGCCCGGAGGACGTGATGTACCAGTCGTCAACCTCGAGCGAGGCCACCGGACACGTCGCCGGGGGCAGCATCCACGCCATGGCCACGCCAGCCAGGAGCGCCGTCACGGGTTCTCTGAGGCCACGGCCGGGGTGAACAGGACGCCATCGGCGGGCACGCTCCATGCCGCCGGCAGGAAGAACTCCGGCTTCGGTGGCATCGGCCAGCCCATTCGGGACGACACCTGCATATTCCAGCCGTAGGTGCTCAGGGCGTAGGCGTTGGCCCGATCCTGAGCCAGGCGCAACTGCTCGATTGCCCGTCCCTGTGATTCCAACTTGTTCTGGACATCGCGAGCCGTCACGGTCTGGTAGTCATGGCGCATGAGCCAGCCGCCGAGGAGTCCGGCGATGACCCCGGCTGCGGTGATGATCTGAGACTTGCTGAAGGTCACGCGGTCACCCCCGGCCGCAGGTCGTGCGGCAGCAGCTCCCCGATGTCCACCGGCATGTCGATCTCGACGTGGACGTGACAGGTGATGTCGCCCGTGTGCCCGGGGTGCGTCTCCCGGTAGTAGGCGGTCAGGTCTTCCGCCTCCCCGAGCATCTCCCCCGCGTCCAGCTTCATCCCCACGGCGACAGTCGGCTTGACGTACATGATCCGGGAGCGCCAGCCGAAGAAGTCCGCCCCGCCGTGCAGCTCCATGAGGTGCAGCTTGCCGTCCGGATAGGGGGTGCCGATGCGGGCCACGACACAGGGGAACGGGGCGAAGATGAAGTCTCCGGGAACGGTCACGAGGTCGCGCCCAAGGTGCTTTCTGGCCCCATTGTCGCGGGAGGCGAGGAAGACCCCTGACCCGTAGGAATCGGTGTCCCTGAAGCCCCTCCACGGGCGCACGGGGACGGCGAGGGACCTCATCGCGACACTCGCTTTAGGGTGGGTTCGGTGTTCCAGTGCCAGTGCTCCACCCGCGCCCCGGCGATGGTGACGTACTCCTCCTGCTTCTCGATTCCGAGGAAGGAGAAGCCCTCGCGGACGGCAGCGCAGCCGGTGGTTCCAGAGCCGCAGAACGGGTCGAGCACGAGGCCGCCGGGGGCCGTCACGAGGCGGCACAGCCAGCGCATGAGGGCGATGGGCTTGACGGTGGGGTGACGGTTGATGACGTTCGTCGATCCCATCTTGGCGGGGCCTTCGGCGGGGAAGTTCCCCATGCAATAGCGTTGCCCCGCCTCGCGCAGCCCCGCCTCGCGCTCGCCGCGGCTCGCCTTGGCGCAGTAGAAGAAGCGGGATGCGCCGCCGGAGTCGCCAAACCCGATCTGGCCGCGCCCCTCTTTCTCTCGGTTGCCATAGATCCCATGCGGATGCGCATTGCCCGCGACCTCGGTCCCCGAGGACCGGCCGAGTTTGCCGGTCTGTTTGTCCAGCGCGGCAGCGGCGGCCTCGTCGAGAACGACGTTGGCGGGCCAGCGGCCACGGCCGGGAATCTGCGGCGCTCTCGGGCCGTTCAGGCCGTCACCGAAGACGCGAGCGCCCGCGCCCGCGCCCGCGCCCTTGTGTCCGCCCTCAGCGCCGATCAGGCATCGGTCGATCTGCAACCGCGCCTTCCCCTTCTTCTTCGCCAGCAGGATCGGCTCCCATGCGGGCTTGAGGCACCATTTCCCCTTCGGGAATCCCTGCCCGTACAGCCACATCAGGCAGTCGCGGATCTCCCAGCCCGCGTCCTCCACCGCACTGGCCAGCCGGTGATAGGTCCGCGTCCCGCCCATCGCCAGCAGGTACGTCCCCGGCTTCGCCACCCGCAGCGCCTCGGTCCAGAACGGCGCGCCCGGAATCCCACGGTCCCATTCCTTCCCCATGAACCGGAGGCCGTAGGGTGGATCGGTCACGATGGCGTCCACGCTCGCCGCGTCCAGCCGCCGCATGGCCTCAAGGCAATCGCCTTGGATGATCTTCCTCACCGGCTCACCAGCCACATCAGCGACAGGCCGAAGACGAAGGCCGCGCCGATGATGAGGACGAACGGCAGCAGGTCGCGCTCGTGGGTCTTCAGTTGCACGGCTCCCCGCTCCTGTTCCCCGCCGCATCCACCGCCACCGGATCCCCCCACGCCACGACTCCCCCGAGCGACGGGTCCGCTATCGGCACAGATGTCCCCGGCACCATCTCCCGCATCTGCGTCCGCGTGTAGACCGGCCACGGTGAGCCGTCCGGCCCCACGTAGGAGCCAGATATCTCCTGGCGGTACGTCCAGATCTCGTAGACCGGCGGGACCGCCTCAGCGGCTCCGTGGCAGTCCTGCGTCACGCTGAGCCAGGAGAGGACGAAGGTGGCGAGGATCACCGCGTCACCGTGTAGCGGACCGTCGCGGTCGAGGCCCCATTGCTGGAATTGATCGTGAAGCCGGTGCTGGTCTTCGCGGTGATCCAGAAGGTCTCGTTGACTGCTGCCTCGATCTGTACCGAATAGTCCGTGACGTTGACCGCACCGAGCGTGGCGAACGGCACCGGCAGCGTTACCGCTACGGTCGCGGCTGTCGCGAAGGTTGCCGTGCCAGTCTGCCGGTTGACGGTGGGCTCGGTGCTGCCGTAGGTGCCGGTCATCGTCGGCGCGCCTGCGGTCACGCGGTGCCCAACCGATGCGATGCGTGAGCCGGTCTGATAGATCGCCTTGATGATCCGGTTCGTGCCGGTGAGGAATCCGGCGGTGACCATGATGTCCTTCCGGTTGGTGCCGCCGCTGCCACCCACATCGCGGATCTGCGTGCCGTTGAGCCGGATCGTCCCGTTGATCGCATCGCCAGAGGTCGGAGCGCTAGTGATGATCCCGGCGATGGTCCTGTTCGTGACCGTCCCGGTTGAGTAGGTGATCAGGCATCCGGAGAAGTTCAAGTCGAAGTCAAATGCAGGCGTGCCAACAATGATCGTGCCGATGTCAACAAGGGATCCGGAGACCGTTACGGTGCTTGCAATGTCGAGGTGAAAGTGCGCGCCCTCGGCCAACAGATGCGGCGTTGTTGCCGTCTGCGCAACATTGACCGCCGAGCCGCTTGTCGTGTTATTCGGCTGCGTTTGCGACCCTGTATAGATGCGCGAGTGATACCCGCCAACAACCCGCAGGGTGCCGCTATCGAATCGAATCGTGTCCGGGCCGATCCACTCGCTCTCCATCGTGGTGAAGCAATTCAGGAGCGCGGCGTACTGGTTGATGACCCAGAACGTATCGGCCGCCGACAGTCCCGACCCTCCGAGTTGCACGACCTTGATATCGCAGTTGTGGAAGATGTTCTCGACCGCCTCCGTGTAGGTCGCCGGGAGGGTATTGCTGTTCGCGGAGACGCCGGTGTAGGACGACAGGAACTTCGCATTGAACGCGCGGAACCCGGTGGCGTCGTTGATCGATAGGGCGGTCGGCCGACGTGACGGCGAGCTGACCGGCGTCCCCTGGTGCCGGATCGTCAGGTTCATGACCTGACAGCCGACCGAGCCCGTCAGCTTCAGAACCGGGTCGCGGGTGATCGAGGCATACGTCGTGTCGCTGTCGTCGAGCGCCGTCGCGCGGTTGATGATCGTGGCGTCCGCTCCGGCCCCGATGAAGGTCAGATACTGCGCGCCGGCGGCGTTGAGGACGGCCGTCTGCTCGTAGATGCCGGGCAGCAGGCGGATGGTCCAGGGGTCGGACGCAGAGGACAGCGGCAGCGCATAGTTGATCGCCGCCTGGATCGTCGTGTAGCCGCCGATCTGGCCGTTCGGGTCAACGATGATCTCGTTGTAGGTCGGCGCGACTCCCGTCACCACCGGGCCAACGAAGGAAGCCCCGCCGGGGAATGCCGGGTTCGGGGCGCTCGGGTTCCCAGCCGTCCCCGGCGTCGTCACGTCCTTGCGCACGACGAAGCGGGCGCTGGCGACGGTGCGGATGTTCCCGGAGCCATCGATGCCCTGCAGGTCGTAGGTGTACTTCCCCGCCAGCGCGTTCGTGTCGCCGTGTGCGACCGTGACGTCGATGATCCCGGACGCCGGGGTGGTCAGCACGATCCCGCCCCCGCCGCTCGTCTTCTGGAACTTCGCATCGGCGATGTCGTCGTCGATGTCTTCCTTCACCGTGAACGCGAAGGCCCAGCCGGTGACGTCCTGCACCGAGCCGTCGGCCTTCGTAACCGTGAAGGTGATCGTCTGGTCGTCGCCGCGGGTGATTTCGACGTCGTTGTTCGCCGAGTTGACGGTCAGCATCAGACCCCCTCGCTCTGCTGCGCTGTGGTCGCTTCACCGGAGGCCGCCGGAGCGTTCGACGCCACCGCCGCGCCGGGGCTGTTGCTCGAGGGGCTCGCCGTGCAGCCGACGATCGAGGTCGTATGCGCGCGCGGGGCGACCACGGAGCCGGAAGCCGCCGGTCCGGTCGTGAGTCCCACCGCCGCCGGGCTGGTCGTGGCTGCCCCCAGCGCCCCGATCGAGCCGCCGCTCGCCGCCGCGTCCGGTCCACCGGTGCCGCTCGCCACGACCCCGCCCCCACTGGCGTCCGCCTCCGGTGCGTTCCCGCTCCCGCTCGCGTCCTGCCGCTCCGGGACACGCACGAAGTCGACCTTGACGATGCGCTGCGTCAGCCGCGGCCAGCCGAAGTCGGCGTCCTGAAACGTCGTCTGGAACAGCGGCACGACGGCGCGCGCCGCCTGCGGGGACCACGGGGCACCCGTCGCCGGATTGACGGTCCACTGCGCCGGGTTGCCGCCGTAGAGGTGCGGGTCGAGCGTGACGGCCGGCGCCCAGTAGTCGGTGCCGCCGATGCGCAGCCCGACACGCGCCGACGTCCCCTCGCCGACCGTCCCGGCCGCCGACCACTCGATGCGCACGGCCTGAACCTGCACGCCGACCAGGGGCAGCGGCGTACCGTCCACTGAGGACGCCTCGGCCTGGTCCTGGCCGTTGATGCGGATGCGGGTCGCGTCCCCGTCCGCCGGGTCCTCGCCGATCGCCTGCCACGCCGGCCCCCCGCCCAGGACCGTGCCGTGCGTCTCGACGTCGCCGTTCAGCGGCAGGGTGACCGTTTCCATCACCACGCCCCCGAGCCGACCGCGGGCTTCGAGGCGATCGGGTCCTTGCAGGTCCAGTCGAGCGCGACGAGCAGGCCGATGTTCTTGCGCTCGATCGGCCCCTGCGAGAAGTCCACCATCTCGGCCTCGCGGTAGGTGGCCCCGTTGTCCAGCGACAGCTCGATGGTGTAGTCGTTGTCCGGGTCGCAGGCGGGCGTGATCACGTCCTGCGCCAGCGTCGTCTCGTCCGCGGTCGGCGTGTACAGCTCGAACTCCTGGTGCACGTGCACGCGGAAGCCGTAGGGAACCTTGCGGACGGCGCGGGTGAGCATTTCCTTGACCTGCTGAAGCGGCTCGTAGGAGGGCTGACAGACGGTCATCCATGCGAGCGACGACAGGGTGCGCGTGTAGGCGGCGCCGGCAGGCGGGGTGATGCGGACGATCGGGGTCCAGTCGTGCCCGAGAGCCATCGGAAGCCGTGTCCCTTGGGGCCACGACTCCCCGGTTTCTCTCTCGTCGCTTCCCGGCGCTGATCAGGCGACCCGTGAAGCGGGTGGATTCTAACGCACCTGCAACGCGACCGCGCCGAGTGCTGGCGAGGCCACACCATCTCCATTGATGCCGATGAGCCGCAGATATACGTCAGCGGCCGCAGCGGCCTCCAGGGCCGTCCAGGCGCTCGCCACGAGACCCATAGCGTCGATGGCGACTTCCGGGCCGCTCGCGCCGTCCAGGTAGCTCCAGGCGGCCGCATCGAGGCTGTACTGCGCCCTCAGCTTCGCGCCCGCGGCCCCGGCCGCCGAGACGTTCGCCACGAGCCGCGCCTCAGTGCAGCCGGTCAGGTCGGCGAGCGTCCGGTGAATCGCCAGGCCGAGCAGCTCCGTCAGCGCCGCCGGCTGTGCGGCCCATGCCACGGCAGCCGAGGGGGCCACCACGGGGACCGTCAGGGCCAGGGACTGGACGTCCAGCCGGCCGACCTCCGGGTAGGCGGTCAGCTTCATGCCGCGCAGCATGAGCGTCAGGAGCCCCGAGACGGAGATGCCGGCCGGGGAAGCCGCCGAAACCGGCGAGGCGCCGCCGCCCCCATCCCCAGGATCGCCGATGATGCGCGGCGGCATCTCAGCGGTCCTCCAGAAGCGTCAGGCGCACCTCGTCACTGGCCAGGTCGTGGTCGGACTCGTACACGAGGTAGCGTTCGGCGCCGCCCAGCATGACGCGGTCCAGGGGCCGATAGATGCGGCCATCCGGGTCAACGACAGTTGCCTCAACCATGGCGCGCCGCGCCGAGTAGAAGTCGTAGACCGCATCGGCGAGGGCCTGCGCGAAGGCGTCGCAGGGGATGAAGGCGGACTCCAGGTCGATCCCCTCGGACGCGAAGCCGGCATCCCCGGCCGTCGCCTCGTGCCCGCCCCCCGAGACCTTGACGTACTGCGCCGTCTCGTCCCAGATCAGATCGTCGGTTTCCTCCATGAGGCGGTCTTCGATGTCCGTCACGGCGCCGGAGTCGTACAGGTCGCGGGCGACGAAGTGCCCCTGCAAGTCGTCGTCCACCCAGAAGAGGGCATTCGCCAGCACGGCCAGCTTCTTCAGCGCTTCGGCGCAGGAGATACCCTCGAAGTCGGCGTAGTCGATGACCCCGCCCCAGAAGGGCGCGGCGATCCAGTACGAGCGGTCGATGGCGGCCGACGACGTGTAGAACCAGAAGTAGAGCGCCCCGTTCACCCGCGCCGGCATCGCCTGCCCGACGAAGGAGGACCCGGGCTGCACCTTCCGGATCCACGCCGTGACGAAGTCGTCGCTGCTCGAGATCAGGCAGCCGGCCTTGTCGTAGAGCGCGGTCATGTAGACGGCGCCGTTGACGTAGCGCGCCCCCCAGGTCATCTCGATGGTGTCGGCCCCGGTGATCCGGCTGCCGTGCCGGATGTAGCGCGGCAGGCCGGGGTCGCGGTCCCAGAGAATCGCCTTGTCGCGATAGGCCACGAAGCGGCGGTGCCCGGTGGCGTCTTCGTAGGACGCGAGCAGGTAATCGCGGTCCGGGATGTAGCGCAGCGCCGTGCCGGTGCTGGCCGCCGCGCCGCCCGCGACGACGACGGTCCAGACGCCGGCGTGATAGACGAGAATGTCGTAGCCGCCCCCGCCGCTTTGCAGCGTCACCCAGACCTGATCGCGTACCGGGTCGTAGTCGCACGAGTAGACGGAGAAGCCCGGATACACACCGTAGGTCGCATAGTTCGACCAGCCGAAGGGGAAGGTCAGGCCCCCGTCGGTGCTCACGTTGAGCTGGATCTCGAGCTGACCCAGGCCGTCGAAGTTGGCGCGATAGAGAATCTTCCACGCCGGGACCGTCACGCCGTCATCGACGCCGCAGTGCCATTCCTCCCGGCCGATGCCGCCGCCATAGTTGTCGGGGTGCCGGATGACGCTGCTCGGGGTCTCGCTCTGCTTCTTGTAGCGGGACCAGTCGATCCACGGGCGCAGCGTGGCGTCCTCTTTCGTCCACGCCTGGTCCGGCCGCCCGATGGTCTGATAGTACGTTCCGTCCCCGGCGAGCGTGGCGTAGATGCGGCCGTTGCGCTCCGCTCCCGATGACACGAGGGCTGCGGTGGTGCCGAGCCCGTCGTAGGCGATGTGCGTCGGCCCCAGCTCTCCGAACTGCGAATTGCTGACCAGCGTGCTGCTCGCCACGCCCGCCGCGTTGAAAATCTGCTCCACGAGGAAGGCGATGGTCCGGTAGCGGTAGAACTCCGTCGTGATGTCCACCGGGTCGGCGTTCGCGTAGCCGTTGACCGTGGGGGCTTCGAGGCGGACCTGCGTGCTGCTGATGACGTACTTGACCGTCACGTCTTCGGAGTTGCTGTTCGCGGCGTTCCGTAGGTGGAGCACGTCGCCACGCGCGAAGTCCGCGGCTCCGGATGAGAGCGTCAGGGTCGTCGAGCCAGGGCCGTGCACGCCGTTCAGCTTGTAGCCGGCGGCCAGGAAGATGCGCTTCACCAGCTCGCCGCTGGTCCGGTCGAGCAGTTTGCTCAGGCCGTAGGCCGTCACCTCGCACTGCCGGTCCTTCTTGTTCAGCTTGACCGAGCCGATGCCGATGAGCGCGCCCCAGAACTGCACCTCGCCGCGGCGGAAGATCCGGAGCGACCAGATCGTGGCCTGGGTGAAGACCACGGGATCGAAGAGGTCGGTGAAGTAGCCGTCCGGGTTGTCGAAGGTGACGGTCACGTCCCCGGTCTTGAACGAGTCGAGGTCGCGCTCCAGCGCCCGGTTTACCGCCGACAGGCCGTCGAGCTCCACGTGCTCGGTGACGTCGAGCACTTCGCCTGCGACCGGAGCGCCGAGGTCGAAGGTCGCCAGCCCCTGCGGGCGCGCCTTGATGATCTCGACCCGGAAGTCGGTGGGGTTGGTGCTCACCTGTTACCGCCCTGAGTCGTCCGGCGGCGGAAGCGGTCGGTCTTGTTGAGCGCCCGATCGAGCCCGCGCGCGAACGCCGTCGGGCTGCCGGCGACCAGCCCGTGCACCCCGCCGATGTCGTAGCGCGTGCTCCGGTCGATCGTGGTGTGGTAGTTCTGCACCGTCTGGCGCTGCATCTCGCCGGGGAGCATCTGCACGAAGGTCGCGCCGAAGTGCCGGGCGAAGTCCTCCGCGGACCGGCGGCCGAGCTTGCGGGCGGTCAGGTCGGCGAAGGGGTCGTCGAAGCCGACGCCCTCCGGATTCGCCTTCCGGATCTGCTGCACCTGGGCCATGCCGGCTGCGACAATCGCGGCGATGGCGGCCACGCGCACCCAGACCGGGCCCGGCGTGTCCTTCGCGGCGCCCACGGCGGCGGCGCTGGTGTCGGCGATGGCCCCGGCGATGGCCAGCGCCTTGTTGTGGCCGAAGAAGGAGGACAGGGCCCCCGCCGCGGCGCCGAGGTCCGCGACGCCACCGAGGACGTACTGCCGGTGCAGCTTGGCGACGTCGGCGTCGATGGCGATGCCCTGCCGCTTGAGACGCGCGACCTGCTCTTGATACTCGGCCTCGGCTTGGAGTTTCTTCCTGCGCGCGGCGAAGTCCGAGAACGACTGCGCCTTCATGTCCTTCTCGGCGTCCTTCTCCTGCTGGTCGGCGAAGTCCTGCGCGTTGCGGATCGATTCGAGCTTCTCCTGCGACTGCCGGGTCAGGATGTCGTCGAGCTCCACGACGGCGCGCATCCGCGATTCGACGGCCTCCTTGTCGTCCTTGTTGGCCTTCGTCTGCGCCTCGATTGCGGTCGTCGCCATCTCGGTGACGGTGACGTTCTTGCGCTGGGCATCCATCAGCAGACGGACCTCGGCCTGCAGCTGGTTGATCTCCCGCTCGAAGTTCTGCTTCTGCCATTCGCTCGTGGTCTCGCCGATCTTCTTCTGCAGCTCCCCCTGTCGGTTCAGGAGCTCCCGCAGGCGATCGGACTGTTTGTCGAGGGATGCGCCATGCAGGGCCTCCGCCGTCTCTCGATACTTCGCGGCGAGCTGCGGCACCTCCTTGATGAGCCTGTTGATCAGGTCGCTCGTGGATTCCAGGCTGTCGCGTAGGTCGTGCTGCTCCTTGGTCTGCTCCTGCGTGGAGCTCATCCACTTGATGAGGAGCGGGAGCCCGAAAGCGACGGCCGCGATGATGCCGGTGGTGGCCACGGACGCCGCAGTCGCCGCGCCCTCCATGAAGTACATCGCGGTCCCGGCCGCCTTCGCCGCCTCGCCCGCGGCACCGGAGACCCCGGCGTTCTGCAGGAGGATGCGCGTCAGGTCGGCGACCGGACCGCGCGTCCCGCCGAAGGACTCGCCCATCTTCTTGGCGGCGTCGCCGGCCTGTTTCGTTGGCCCGACCGCGGCCCCGGCCTGCGCGGCGGTTTTCTTGAGAGCCGCCTGCGCGTCCTCGAAACCCTTGCTGTTGAGCAGGGCTTCGATGACGACGGCAAGTCTCAGGTCGTCAGATGCGGCCACGGCTGGACCCCTTGACAGTCACGGCTTTCCCGTGGGAGCCTTTTCGCATCCCCAGGGGGTGAGAAATGGGAGAGTCGCTGCGGGAGTCATTCGAGGAGAGCGCCAGCCGCCGACGTGCAGAGGAATGGCGAGCGGATGAAGCGCGTCGGGCCGCGGGCATGAACTTCTGGCGCCTCGCCTCAGTCGTCGCCGTCGGCATCCTGCTGTCGCAGCTCGTCTCAGGTGCGGTCACGTGGGTCCTCGGCTACCTGCTGCACCCGCCTCAGTGAATCGGCGTCGGCTCGGCGTTCGGGTCGAGCGTCGGGTCGTAGGACTCTGAGTCGGGGTCGAACTCGGCGCGTTCGATCTCCCCGTTCATCGCGTCGCACAGGTCGAGAAAGTCCCGCAGCGCCATCGCCTTCACCACGTCCGGCAGCACGCCGAAGGTGCGCGCGATGAGCAGCGCGTCGGCCATCAGCCCCCCGCCCTTCCGCCGCTTCACCGCCCCCCCCGGCGCGAGAGAGGGGGCGGGCGTAGCGGGCGGCTTCTGGAGCGTGTCGAGGTAGCGGGTCCACTGGCCCTCCCCCTCGACAGCACGTGAGGCAGCGAGCAGAGCGTTGGCGTTGTGGCGGGCGAACGCGCCTGCGAATCGACCGTGCAGCCAGCCGTGCAGGAATCCCACGCGCTGGCCCACGGCCACGAAATCCGCGCCGGCCGACCACGTGTCGGCATCGGCCAGCGCCAGGCGGAACTCGGGCTCGTCGAGCGGCGCGCCCTTCTTGACCATCGCCGCCGCCACCTTCGGGGCGACGAGGTTCAGCACTTCGAGGAAGCCGCCGAGGGTGATGCGCTGGATCTCGACGGTCTTCCGGAAGGGCGGGGTGAGCCGCCAGAGCGTCAGCCGCGCGGTGCGCTGCATCGGCGGCCTACGCGTCGGTCCAGTTCGAGGAGTCCGTACCCGCACCGGTGGTCTCCTCGTACACCCGGACCGTGACCTTGTAGGCCTGCTCGGCGTCCTTCTTCAGCTCGATCGCTTCCTGCTCGACCGAGCGGGTCCGGTACGCCAGGTAGGTGCGCACCTTCGTGGTCCCGAGGCCGCGGCCCACGACCTTCAGCTGCGAGTAGTAGGCGCGCTCGGAGAAGTTGTGCTTGTAGACGAAGTTGGGGTCGGTCCCGGTGACGGCGGTGGTGGGGTCGCTCCCCATGGCGAGGGAGAGGTTCTTCATCATCCCCTCGGCCATGGTGAACTTGATGTCTTCGCTGCGCTTGATCGGTTCGGCCCCGACGGCGCCGAGGTACTTGTCGACGAAGATGTCGTGATCCTCGGTCTTCGGGATGATCTGGACACCGCCCATCGTGTGGCCGATGTCGTAGAAGGTGCCGGCGCCCTTGGCCGTGACGTAGGGAGCCCACGCCACCTGCGTCGGCGCGCCGATGATGATGTTCTGTACGTCCGGGGAGGAAAGAGGCACGGGTCGTCACCTTTTGACTCGACGCCCCGCAACAGAACGGGGAGCCGCAGCCGTCGTGGGGCCACGACTCCCCGTGTCTGTTCCTGCGCTGGACCATGGCCGGTGAGGGGATCAGCCCCACCGGATGGCGGTCGACGAACTACAACGCCGGGGAGGAAGCCTCCACGGCGGCCTGGGCCTTCATCGTGCTCTGCGCGTCCCCGGCCGGCCCCTTGATGAGGGTGCAGAGCGGCCCCTGGTAGCCGGGCCGGTCGGGTGTGCCGAAGCCGTACAGATGCCCGCGCACCTGGTAGGCGCGGTGCGACTTCGGGTCGTTCAGGTCTTCCACCTCGGCCACATCGTTCAGGTTGATGCGCTCCCAGTGGACGATGGCGTTGAAGCCGAGGCCGGGGTCGAAGACCTTCTTCGGGTCATCGACGGGGAGGATGGTGTGCGCTCCCGGCGGGAGCAGGTCGTACTTGACGCGGGTGGGGGGCATCGATCCTCCTCAGTTCTTCCCGACGGCCTTGACGCTGATGGTGAAGCTGGTCCCGGAGATCACCCACGCGGCGCGCACCAGGTCCCCGAAGACGGTGTAGCGGCCGACCGCCTTCACCGCCGAGGCGCAGGTCGTCACGTTGTCGAGCACGTTGCGCTTCATGGTCGAGGTCGAGGTGATGTCGTTCCCGGCCGCGGCCGTGGTCATGGCCATGTCGTTGTAGAGGTCGTACCAGGTGGTCCCGCCGTCGCTCGACGACTGCAGGTACACGTCCAGCCGGGTCGGCACCGAGGACGCGGTGCAGGTGGCGTACACGATCATTTCCCGGATGCCGGACACCGAGATCGCCGAGCCCTGGGCGGTGGCGGTCTGGGCCCCGGAGGCGAGCAGCTCGAAGCGGGTAGCCCCGGCGAAGGCGGGGGCCGTAAGAAGCAGGAGCAGGACCGACGTCAGGAATCGCTTCATCGCATGGTCTCCCTCGCGAAGTTGTAGGTCAGGTGCAGCCGCAGCGAGAACAGGCCGAAGCCCCGGTCGGCATCCGAGCCCCGGTCGGCGACCTCGAACACCGAGTCGACCTGCTGGTTGAAGCCGAAGGACGGGTCGGCGTTGAGGGCGTCGATGGTGTCCTCGAGCAGCAGGTTCGCCCGGATGGCGCGTTCCGGGTCGTTCAGGTCGCCGGTCCCGATCTTGACCACCCCGCCGACGATGAGCCGATCGGTCACCCGGTAGAGCTGCTCGTTGCGCGCCTCCAGGGTCAGACCGTCCGGAACCGGCACGACCACGAGATTCGCCCCGTCGGGGAGCTGGTCGGCGTTCAGGGGCACGCGATAGACCTTGCGGACGTCGGTGCGGTAGCCGTTGGCGATCTGGATGGCCTGCAGCGCCGCCACGACGGCCGCCTCGCAGCGTTCGATGCCGGGGGTGGGCGTCGGGCTCATGCGGCCCCTCCCGTCTCCGGAGACTCGCCGAGGGCTTCCTGCGCCCCCTTCCGGAAGATCGCCTCGATGTCGGCCTTGCTGTCCGCCAGGGCCGGCCGAAGCCAGGGGCGCGCCGGCATCGGGACCGCGTGCGGCTTGGTCCTGGGGAAGTTGTGCGCGCCGGCCTTCTCATTGGACAGGAAGACCGTGCGGTTCTTCCGCTCGTCGAAGTAGTAGGCGGTCCCGCCGGGGTGCTGGATGGTCGTCCCGAACTCGTGCGCCGGAGCGTAGACGACCGGTGAGCCGATCTTCGAGATGCCCTGGTCGGCGAAGATGTGGTACGACAGCCGCTGCCAGAGAGCTCCGCGGTCGACGTTCAGGACCTTGCCGCGCACGTTCTCGGTGGCCCGGCGCAGTACGACCTCGGACGCCAGGCGAAGCGACTTCACGGTGGCGGCGCGCAGGGCATGCTGCCGCTTGTCGAGCCCGCGCAGCGTCTCCTCGGTGCCCGTGACCTTGATGAAGAGGCCGGTGTCGCTCATGCGGCCCGCCCGATGGTCATGTCGCGGTAGCGGTCCAGCGTGCGCTGCGCCGATTCCGGCACGGAGCGCATGAGCTGCGCCGTCTCCTGGCCCCGCGTCTTGCTGGCGATCCCGGCCCGGTCCTTCTCGCGCAGCATCACCGTCGCGACGCAGAGAGTCGCGTCGATGAGGTCGGCGGGGATGGTGGCGTAGCCGGCGACGTAGACGACCTTGTAGTAGCGCCGGTAGCCGAAGAACGCCGAGAAGGGACGCACCAGCCGCCCCTCCTCCTTGTAGATGACGATCTCCGGCGCCGGGTTGGCGTAGGGGTCCTCGCCGCTCGCAAGCGACACGGCGCTGCCGCCTTCGTAGATCCCGGTGAGCGAGATGATCGGCCACTGCCGCAGCGTCAGCATGTCGCAGTCGCTGCCGTCGTAATACTCAGTGTAGGTGGCCGACCCGAAGGTCCGCTGGCAGTAGGACTCGACGAACGCCGACGCGGCCGAGAGCATCAGCGACATGCGTTCGTCGTCGGTGTCGTCCTCGACACCGAGCCAGTCCTTGAACCGCTGCAGCGTCGTCAGGTCGGACACGTCAGGCGGCGCCTCCGCTGATCACTTCGAGCTTCGGGGCCGCCTCTTCCTTCGCGGGCTGGACCAGTTCACGCTCTCCGGGGAACGAGACGTCCGGGAGCTTGCGCTTCAGCGCCTCGAGGTCGTCGGCGGACTTCACGGTGCGGATGATGTCGCGCATCGCCGCGGTCCCGAACCAGACGATCTGCCGAACGTCGATCTCTTTCAGGTGCCCGAACTGAACCGCCGGCACGTAGAGCAGCCGGTGTCGCCGGTCGGTGGCGCGCTTGGTGAAGTCCAGGTCTTCGGAGCGCAGCATCTTCCCGTACGGGTCGCGCACCGTCCGGAACCACGGCTGCGGCATGTCGTCGATCACTTCGCGCTTGATCACCAGGCACGAGGCTCCGGTCGCGTCGCAGTAGAACGGCTTCCCATCGTTGGACGGAACGATGCTGATGAAGTCATCGGTCGCGCGCTGGTACTTGAAGGCGTTCGCCTTGATGATCGGGTGCTTGTAGAACCCCTCAGCGTCGCGGTGCTCGTTCATCCAGATGTTCGTGCAGCCGGAGACCATCGGCTCGTCGAAGTCCAGCAGGTCGAGCGCGTTCTCCTGGGGCACCACATCGGCGTCGATGAACCAGAGTTTCTTCATGCGCCGGTCCTGCAGGAACTCGCGGACGCACTCGTTGCGGGCGAACTCGTGCGGGTAGAGCCCGTTCGGAGCGTGGACCCGGAAGAACCACGGACAGGTCGCATCCAGCGTCTTGTAGGCGAGGAACTGCAGCCAGTTCGAAAGTCCGAGGGCGATCTGCCCGCTCAGGTTCGGAACCGCGACGAGAACGCCGGTCTTCGACTTCAGGAACTCCTCGAGGGCGGCCTCTTCTTCGGGGGTCGGCTGGCGCTCGTCGCTCACCGGTTCACCTCCGATCGCATCATCCGGTCCACCTTCGGGACCGCCTGCCTGGCGCACAGGACCGCCACCGGATGAAACTCCGGGTCGCCGTCCTCACGCTCAACCCACAGGGCGATCCGCCCGTAGATGAGATCGCGTCCGGGGAAGTGCTTGACGGAGATGGTCTCGCCGGCCTTGTGTTCGCGGATCACTCCGTCGCGGCCGGGCCCTTTCCAGTCGTGCTGCAGCAGGATGCGCATGAGCCTCCGAAGGTGGGAGGGGGCGGGCGCCCGGCAGAGGCACGCCCGCCCGCCCCCTTTGGTTTACGTGTACTTGACGCCCTTCAGGATCGAGAAGTAGGCGCCGCGCGGCACCAGGATCCCGGTGCGCTTCATCACGCGGATCCGGGTCTGCGCCGTGGTGAAGAGCCCGTACGGGTCGAGGTCGAAGGTCATCCCGGCGATGTCGCCGTAGAGGATCTTCGCCGGCGGCCCGAAGTAGGCGTTGGTGCTCGACGTCATGGTGGTCTGCGCGGTCGACAGCGACGACACCTCGTAGACCGGGTAGCCGACGATCCGGCCCTGCCACGGGTTCAGCGCGTCCGCGAACTTCAGGATCGGCTGGCCGGTGGTGTCCACGAGCGAGATGGCGTTCTTCGTCACCATCGGGTGGCAGAAGAAGGCGCCGTTCTTGCGCGTGGTCGCCTGCAGGCCGAGGTAGATCAGGTTCACCCAGTCCGCGAAGGTCGGGATGTTCCCGCCGGAGGTCGCGGTGCCGGAGACGGTCGCCGAGTTGACCCCGGACGCGGCCGCGATGCCGGTCGCGTTCGTGCCGTCCAGCGCCGCCTGGTCCTCCAGGATGCCGATCGCTTCCCCGATGGCGGTGAAGACGTACTCGTTCAGGCCGATGATGTTGTCCTGCAGCGTCTCGTTCGAGACGGTCGCCAGCCCGCAGTACTTCTTCGCGGTCAGCGCCTGCTGCGCGAACGATGTCGACGGCATGGAGTCGGAGATGGTCGCCGCCTCCGCGATGATGGACGCCGACACGTTGGCGTTCTCCACCGGGATCTGGTGCGTCAGCGACGTCATCAGGATCTTGGCCGCGAGCGGACGGACGATGGTCGCGTCACGGATGACGCGCCACAGTTCCGCCTCGACCGGGGTGGCGATGATCGATCCGCCGCCGCCGGTCGTCTCGGAGATCGCGCCCTTCATGACCGGGTCGAACCCCCAGGCGCGCTCCAGGTCGTCGGCCATCTTGTAGTACTCGGCCGCCGACTTCCCCATCGGCTTGAAGTTGGTCATCCGGGCCATGTACTGGAAGTGCCACCACAGGCCCTTCGCGGCGTGCTTGATGGGGTCGGGATAGCCGCAGCGCTCGGCGATCTCGACGTGCTTGCGGTGCTCCTGCGGGATGCCCTGCAGGAGGCGATCGCTCGCCTGCCCGCCGGGCCCGCCGAAGCGCGCCGTGTTGGCCTGCGCCTCGACCGAGGAGATCCACTTCTCCTGACTGACGATCTTGTCGGCCAGGGCGCGTCCGGTGGCGTCGGACGTCGCGAGGCGCTGCTTGAGCAGCTCGATCTCGGCGTCCTGTTCCTTCTTCAGCGCGTCCTGCTTGGCGGTGAGTCCGTCGAACCCCTTGTCGATCTGCGTCTTGATCTCGTCGAGTTCCATCAGATGACCTTCTTCAGGAAGTACAGCCCCGCGAGTTTCGCGAGGTGCGCGTCCTGCGATTCCGCGGAGAGCTTGAACGACTCCGCGATCTGCTCCTTGGCGTGTGGCCCGCCGTCCTGTTCCGCCATCGGCGAAGGACCGGCGATGAGCGCCGCCATTTCCCTGCTGATCGAGCCCTTGCGGGCAAGGAAGAGTGCCTTCGAGACCGCCTCCTGGTTCGCCGGGATGCTCACCAGCGAGTACTCCAGGAGCTCCTGCCGCTTGAAGATGAACCCCTTCATCTCGCCTTCCACCGTGCGCGGCTCGGGGGCCTCGAGCGGGTTGAACCCGACCGACCACGACGGGATGATTCGCTCGCGCGCCAGCACCGCCAGCTCGCGCGACTGCGCGGTCTTCTCGTGGAAGCGCGTCACGGCCCAGAGGCCCTTGCGCTGCGCCTCGATCTCGACCGCCTTGCCGATAGGCGGCAGGTGGTGGTTGTGCCCCCACAGCACCGGCGCCCCGGTCTTGCGGAAGTTGTCCAGCTCCCAGCCCTTGGTCCGGATGATGTCGCCCATTCGGTCGACCGCCTCGGTCGAGACGTACGCCTCGATGTCGCCGTTCTTCAGCGTCTTGGTCTCGGCGACGTAGGACTTGCGGCGGACCTCGGTCAGTTCGATCGCCGGACCGGGCTCGGGCTCCGCGGTCGGGGCCGGCTCGGGTGCAGGTTCGGGGTCGACCATCTCGATCTTCATGTGTCCCTCACGCCGCCGGAAGGGGAATGCAGCGGCAGTTGACGATCTCCTCCGGAGGTCCGGCAGGATCCAGCGGATAGAGCAGGCCGTTCGCGAACCGGTCGCCGACCATGACGATCTCGCCGTCGAGCTGTTCGTGCGAATCGCGCACGCGCGCGTCACGCGCCGACAACCACTCGATCTTCGAGACCCCGGCTTCCTTCATCGTCTCGAACCGGCCGGCGGTGAACGATGCGGCCGTCTCGGTGCGGGCGATGCGCTCGGCGCGGGCGCGCTGCACCTCGAAGACCTCCGAGACGCGCGCGGCGATCTGGTCGACGGTCTCGCCCTTCTGCAGCCCCTCCTGCAGCGCGAACCGGAGGCGCTCCGCGGCCGGGGTGTCGACCAGCTCCGGGATGGCGAAGGTCTTCTCCTGCAGGAACGCCTGCACCTCTCCGGGAACGGTCTCGAAGTCGAGCGAGAGGCGCAGCTCCGCGAGGACGGTCCGGATCCCCTGGTCGGCGGCGCTCTTGAGGAGCGGCGACGTGCGCCGGCGGATGTCCTTCGCCGCCTTCTCCTCGTCGAACATGACCGCCTCGACCGAGATTTCCGCCGGGCGCGAGTCTTTCGATCGCTGCGACCCGTGCACTTTCGCCAGCACCTCGCGCTTGAGCGCGAAGAAGTGGTCCGTGACGGTGCGCTTCATGGCGATCTCGACGTCGCGCACCTTGGAGATCAGCGTGCGCCAGGACAGCGCCCGCAGGAACTCCGCCGACTTCCCCTGCGTCGGGTCGTTGGCGACGGTGCTCTCGTCCCCGGGCTGGTTCTGCTGGTTCGCGTCTGCCGAGGGCTGGTTCGTTCCCCCCTTGTCGGCCGGGTCGATGAGCGCCTGCTCGTCGGCGTTCACCATGGAGAACGGCAGCCAGGAGGTCTCGAGCGCGATGTGGTCCGTGGTGTCGAACCCGAGCTCGAGGCGCTCGTTGATCTGTTCGAACGGGACGCCCATGTTGAAGTAGTTCCGCGCCTGGTTCGACAGCGACTCCTGGTCCTCGATCAGCGCCTTGATGCTCTCGGTCTTGAAGTAGGGCACCTCGTCGATTCCGAAGGGGTCGCACAGGCGGCGCTTGATCACCGCGGCGACGTAGAGAGCCGTCGGCAGGTGGTTCGCCCAGAACTGCTTCGCCTGGCGGGTGGCCTCCTGGTAATTGGCGTTCTTCGAGATGCCGGCAACGGTCGGCGGGACCCGGAAGACCATCAGGATCCGCTCGGTCGCAGCGTCCAGCAGCTGCGGGAAGTCCATGTCCTTGTGGCTGGTGCCGAGCTCGAGGAACTCCAGCGCCATGTTGACCGCCCCGAGCCGGCCGCGCTTGGACGGGCCCTGGTGCCGCTGCTCGAGCTGGTCGCGGACGCGCAGCATGGCGTCCTTGTCGGTGATCTGCCCGGGCTTCGGGGTGACGAGCCCGGTCGGGATGGCGTAGTTGTCGAAGAAGGCCCGGTTCCAGATCCCCGCCTTGTAGTCGGCGTTCGCGATGACGATCGCCGCCTGCAGCGGGGCGAGGCCGCACGTCGGGTCGTAGGGGTTGTAGAAGTTGAACCGGATGACCTGGGACGCCGGCGCCGTCTTCGTGACGTCGCTCAGGCGGTACTCGTACCAAACGCTGCCGTCGGTCTTGGTGAAGCGGCGCGTCCGGTTCGCCTCCCACAGCTCGAGCCGGGTCGGGAAGCGCGCGTCCGAAGCATTCCGCCGCGACATCCCCTCGAAGAACCAGTAGGCGTCGCCCCAGAGCTGCAGCGACGTGTAGGTCCCCTCGAGCAGCTGCGCCAGCTCCATGTCGGGGTTCGGGTTCGACAGCAGCGCCAGCACCCGGCTGTCGGTGATCGGGAGCTCGTGCCGCTCGTCGGAGGCCGGGAACATCTCCAGTGGCAGGCCGCCGAGGTTCGAAGCGATCGCCTTGACCGCGGCGTACACGGTCGGGTGCTGCGCGAACGGCTGCTGCAGGGAGTCCGTTCCGAAGAGCTGGTCGAGGCCCATGCCGAAAGCGGTGAACCATGCGGCCTGCTGCCCCCCGGCGGTCTTCTCGACCCCCCGGAAGACCTCCACCGCCTCGCGGAACCGCTCCCGGAGCTTCACAGCGCCAGGTCCATGTACTCTGGGACGATGTACTGCTGCAGCCCGTGCACGGCGATGGCGTTCGCCATCACCATGTCGTCATGCCCACCGGAGGGCGCCGAGAACTTCGACCCGGTGACCCCGGACTGCTTGCGCTGGAACTGGTAGTGCTCGCGCAGCTGGTAGGGGTCGTTGAGCAGCTTCACCTGCCCGCGGCTGATGGCCGAGCGGTAGCCGTAGAGGATCTCCGGCTTGGATTTCCCGGAGGTGTTGAAGGGCCACATCCGGCAGCCGCGCGCGACCAGGCGCTGGTGAATCGGCCCGCCCGGACCGTTCACCTCGATCACCACCGCGGCGTCGTTGTACTCGCGCGCCAGCCGCTCGGTCTCATCCTCCTGCTGCTCGGACGGCGGCCCCTTGTGCCGGCTCACCGCCACCTGACGCCAGTCCTGCAGGTCGAACACCGACGCCACGAAATAGTCCGACTTGATCGCCGGGTCGACCCCGATGACGTACTCGCGGCCCGGCTGCGGCTCCTGCATCTCGGCCGTCGCGACCTGCTCGAGGCCGTAGAAGAACACCCCCTCGCCGCGGATGGTCTCGCCCAGGTAGTACCGGCGGAAGTCCGGCGAGTCCTCCCCGCCGAGCTCCTTCATCGCGTCCCGGAGGTCCTTCTCGGTCGCCGTCGGCCGGTCCATGAACTTCCAGCGCCGGAACGACCACTCCGGCATCTCCGGGTCCTCGCCCCACATCTCGGCGTTGTCGAAGAAGCTGCCCGCCTCGCCCGGGTTGCCGATGATCTTCAGCCGCCCGCGGGTCGCCTGGATGGTCGTGTGAATCTCCGACCACGCATCATCGAAGTCCGGAGACCCGGCCTCGTCGAGCACCATCCCCTTGACCCCGGCGCCGCGCAGGTAGTCCGGCTCCTGCGCCGTCTTCAGGCAGACCATCGTCCCGTTCATCATGCGGAACTTCCAGGGCCGCTCGCCGCGCTTCTCCACCACCCCGGCCGACTCCATGAAGTGCAGCACGGTCTTGTAGCCGATGAGCCCCACCTCGTTCGTCGGCCCCACCCACCAGAACAGCGCTCCCGGGTTCCGTACCGCCTCGCGCGCCAGCCACCACGCCGCCGCCATGGTCTTCCCGCACTTCGTCGCCGACTTGCACACCGTGTAGCGCGACGGGTGGTCGACGAACTCCTGCTGGTGCGGCCACAGCACCGGCGGGTCCAGCACGATGCGCGACGTCACCCCTTCGCCCCCTCCGACGGCCAGTCCAGCTTCACCGTCGCCGGCCTCCCGCTGTTCTCTTTCTTCGCCTGCAACCGCGCCAACTCGAGCGCCAACGCCTTGTTCACCGTCTCCGCCAGCAACGCCACCGCCTTCAGGTCCGGCTGCTTCACCCGGCACTTCTCACAGCACCGGCACGGCGTCCCCTCCGCCGCTTTCGTCAGCAGGTCGAACCCGCGCCCGCGCATCCACTGCGCCGACTTCCCAACCAGGTCTTCGAGGTCCGACGACTCCAGAACCTTCCGCCCCAACCCCACCCGCTTCGTGTACCGCGCCCGCGCCAGCGCCAACAGCCGCAGCTCTTTCCCCGTCGCTCCCCTCGCCCGTGCGTCCTCCTCCGCCGCCAACATGCGGAGAATCTCCGGGTCGTCCGGCTTCACCTCCACAGACGTCGGCGCCCTCACCCAGACACCCGCTCGTCGTCGTGCAGCACCCACCGGATGCAGCCGAGGAAGAACTCGTCCAGCTCGTCCGGCTCCATGTCCAGAAGCCGTTTCCGGGAGGGCAAATTCTGGAGGGGGGGAGTAAGTACACTACCGGGCGGATCCCCGATGATTTTCTGACCGGATAGGGGGAGCCTACCTGCCTGCGCCATGGTGTACCCCAGGGGTGAATCCGCTCGACTCAACGTCCGAGAATATGCGTTATGTCGACCTGCGTTACTCGTTGAGCCCTATGCACTTACCGTCTTTCGCCTCAATTATGTCGCCCTGGCTAAGTCTCGCGTTCTCAGCAGCATGGGCGCATATGTTTCGAGGCTCTCGCTCTACTCTCTCTCTCGCTTGGCACGCCGCTCCTACGCTCCACAGCTCGCTGGTATCAGGCTCCGTGGTGCACCGTAGCCGGAGAGTCGAGGTCGGTTGTCGTATCTCCCCGATTGCTCGCGGTGTATGTGCTGTTCCGTGGTGTGGAGTATTAGCGTGTGGTGGTAGTAGTAGGCCCTAGGTAACTACCCTGGTACTGCGTGTACTGCTACTACCTGGGGGGGATCGTAGCACCCCCTGCTATCCACCCCCCTATAGTCCCCCCGCCTTTCATCCCCCTCTGCGCTACCTGGTGTGTCGTGGAAAGTGGCGTGGTACTAGGGCTTGTGGGAAAAGCTCGGACAAGTTTTAGCTCTTCCCACCAGTGGGGTAGGAATCCCACCACGTTCGACGGATGCGAGGCTCAGTAGTTTTATGGTTCCCCACTGATTTTTGGTGCAGGCGATGGTTCTTGGTGGGACGGGTTTGCAGTTGCTGCAGAGCAGGCATGAGCGGAGGTCGTCGGCTTGGAAGGTCTGCGGCTGGGGGGCTTGGATGATCTGTTCCAGGCGGGTGCGTTCGCCGTTGAGGAGGGTCGGGTTGGCGAGCAGGGTCGCCCAGGCGAGGGTGCCGTGGGAGTTGCGGCGGCGGTCCTTGGCGCGGTTGTAGTGCGTCTGGCAGAGGCGGCGGCGGAGGGTGACGACAGGGCGGGTGCAGGCGGGGACGCAGCAGCGCGGGGTCAACCCTCGAACCCCCACGCTCGCAGGTGGTGCTCGGTCAGGAACGCGGCGTCCTTCACCCAGAGCGTCTTCCCGGGCTGCCGCCTGCCGAGTATCCGCTGCCCGTTCATGGGGTGCTCTGCGCCGTGCTTGGCGAGGATGTAGGCGCGGTTCCTCGCGATCCCGGCCTGCCCCTCGGGCGTGTCGAGAACGGGGCGTGGGTGGCTCTGGTGCACGCCTGAGACGCTGTCCTCGAACAGGAACGGAAGGCCGAGCTTCCAGAGCCTGTAGAAGAAGTCGTCGTCGTCGTACCAGTACCCGGCCATGAAGCCCTCGTCGTACCCCTGCGTGGCACGAATGGCCCATGTTGGGATGCAGGCGATGAAGCCGAGGGGGCGAGCCTGCTCGGCCGAGCACAGCACCCCTGAGGCGGTCGAGCCACCGTAGCGGCCCGGCTCCGACTCCACGCACTTGCCGAACAGGACGGCCGGGGCTGCACCCAGTAGGGCCCTGCAGCGGTCGATCGCACCAGGGGCGAGGATGACCTCGCTGGACATGACGAACGTCAGCTCCGACTGCACCTCGGCAAATCCGGCATTCCAGGCGCGGGCTGGGCAGAGCCATCCCGGCTCCCCCATGACGTGGACGTAGTCGACGAATGGGCTGTCGAATGGGCACAGCTCCTCGATGTCGGATTCGACTCTCTCTGGGGAGCGGTCCAAGACCACGATGAGATGGTCGTCAGAGTCCTCGGTCGCGAAGGACTCCAGGGGCTCGAACGTCTTTTCCATTACCTCGCGCGACCTGTCGTGGACGGTCAGCACGGCCGATATTGCGGGGGCCTTCACGGGAATTCCTTGTGCACTGGGTCGCCTCCGGCGATGTAGTTCATGGCCCTGTTGCGCGCGTTGAATTGGCACCGATCGCACGAACCCGCATCGAAGGTCTTGAAGTCTTCCTGGGCCGCCTTCCATGCCTGCTCGAACGTCTGCCCCTTGAGGGAGCCGAGCAGTCCGCGCTTGTTGTAGGCGAGGACGCAGCACCGATAGAGGTTGAGGTCGCCTCCCACGTAGGTCGTATACGCCTGGTAGTAGCACGTCGGGTAGTCCGGAGGCCCTTCGGCCAGGTCCTGCAGCCGATCCCCGAACAGGTCGTGCACGGCGAAGTCCTCGCGCTCGTGCGCGGCGCGCGCCTCCCCGATTGCGTGCTGGATCTGCTCGTAGGTCTCGACGTAGGGCGCGGCCCCGTCCGGATTGAACATCGCCGACAGGCGGATGTACGCGGCCCCGGAGTCGGCGGCGCGCGCCACGCCGTCCCCGATCTCCTTCCAGTTCTCCGGGGTGACGACGTACCCGATACCGAGCAGGCACCCGAGCTGCTGGCGGATGTCGTTCGCCAGGCGCGCGACGTGATTCCACACCTTTTCGAAGTTCCCCGGCGGGGTGTCCCGGATGGTGGCGTAGGTGGCCGGCGTACCGGCATCCACGCTCACCCGCACCCAGGAGAACCGCGGCAGCATCCCGAGCAGGTGATCCGACCAGTGCAGGCCGTTCGAGACAAGCGCCGCCTTGAGCCCGAGTTCGAGAGTGCGCTTGAAGATGCGCTCGTGCTCCGGGTGCACCGTCGGCTCCCCGCCCCCGGTGAACTGCACCGCGAGAACACCGGCGCCGGCGAGCTCCTCGAGCAGCGCCAGCGCACGGTCGGTCGGCATCCATCGCTTCGGGTTGTTGTGCCCGTACTTGGCAGGCGTCGAGTCCGCTACGAACAGCTCGTTCGACGTGTACCCGTCCATGCGGTAGGCGCAGAAGTGGCAGTTCTGGTTGCACATGTCCGAGAGGATGACCTGCGCCTGCTTCGGGGCGGCCGGTAGTCCGCCGTCCCTCACATAGTGCCAGGCCATCTTGAGGTTGCTGTATTCCTGCCCCATCACAGAACCCCACGACAGTGCGGGCAGGTCTTCTTCGGAGGTGGTGGCGGGGGCGGCGGCGGTTTCACGGCGCCGGGCGGTGGCGGATTTGGGGCCTTGCGGTCGCCCATCAGATTTTGACCTTCCGCACGATCGTCAACCCCCAGCCCCACGGCAGCGTGACGCACTCCCAACGCTCCCAGAAGGGGCGAATGTGCTCATCGATGAGCGCCGAGATCCCCGGGAACTCTTTCTTGTTCAGCGCGTCGTGGAACACGATGAGACCATCGGGACGCACGAGCGGCTCGTAGTCGAGCCAGTCCCGCGCCACGCCTGCGAAGCTGTGGTCGCCGTCGATGAAGACCAGGTCGAGCGGTTGCGGGGCGCGCGCGGCGAACTCGGCCGACTTGACGTTCTCGAACGTCCAGCGGTCGGCGTATCCCGACTCAGCGATGTGCGCCTTCGTCGCCTCACACGGCGCCGGGTCCACGCTCCACAGGTGACCGTCGACGGAAGCGACGCCGAGCAGCAGGGGCCGAGTCGTCGAGCCGTCGTCGACGCCGATCTCGACAGCCCGGAGCGCCGGCAGGAACCGCGCGAGGCTGTAGAGCACCAGCGGATGCGCGTCCGTGTCGCGCAGCGGGTCCGCAGAGAGCTGATTGCACAGCGATTCGAGATTCAGCATTAGAGCCTCACCCTCCGACACTCCCACGTCTTCCTCTGCCCCCTCGCCACCACCTTGCGCCACCCATGGACCTCGAGCCGTGCGACCTCGCGCCAGATGGCTGATGCTTCCAGTTCGTTGATCTTCTGCACCCTCGCCGAGACGTTGGACCCTGATGTGACCTGGACGCCCAGCACTGGCTCTCCGGGCTTGATGGCTATGAGGTCGAGGAAGCCGAACAGGTCGCGCTTGATGAACGTCTTCGGGATGGTCTGCTCGACCTTACCGACGGCCCAGCCTTCGGACTTCAGGAGAGCCAAGGTGCGCTGCGTCGGGCTCGTCTTAGCCACGGCGCATCTCGGCGCAGCGGGGGTCGGCCAACGCGTCACAGCGAAATGCGGACTTGCTGGGCTCGTGCTTGCAGGTGCAGTTGATGGCATGCGCCCCCGCGAGTTGCTCTTTCAGCACCTTCACATCTTCCGCGAGCGCCTCAACATTGCGGCGCAGGGACGATTTCACATCCTGCGCGGCGTCGAGTTGCTCTTTCAGGGAGTCGCGCTCTTGCTCCAGCGCCTTGATGCGGTCTTCCGCGCTCATACAGTGCCCTGCTTGGCGGCATTCCTTCTTGCTCTCGCCGCATTCGGGTTATTGCCACGAGCGACCCAATTTCTCCAGTCTTCGCGTTCGCATGTCTGACAGCGGCGCCCCCTGCGCTTGCCGGTTCGGCTCTTCCATGCAGGAGCATGACCGCGGGCGCAAACATCCTTCCTGGCATTCGTGGCCGAAGTCCCCACGCCACGCAGAAGATTTTCTCGATTGGTGACGGCCTCCAGGTGGGCCGGGTTTACACAGGCGCGATTCCGGCAAAGATGGTCGATAGTGAGGCCAGCGGGAATTGGCCCGTTGAACGCTTCGTAGAAATAGCGGTGCGCCCTGTGGGATTTCCCCTCTGCCGTGATGCGCGCATATCCCTTGGCGTCGATGCCTCTGATTCGCTGCCAGCAACCAGCATTCGTCACGAGAATGGTCTGCACCTAGCCTCCGCCTTGCAATTTGGCAATCTGCATCTTGAGCTCGTCCCGCTGCTCGCACACGGAGTCTAGAAGCGATACCAGCTCCTTGACGGTCTTGTCCAAGGCGGCAAGGGACGAAAGGTGCGCCAGATTGTCACACTTGAAGCGCGGGGCTTTCCTGCCACCATAGGTATCGCACATCGCAGAATGAACAGCGGTGTGTGCCGCGCCGATAGCCTGAATGCGGCTTGTCCGCTCCCGCCGCTCGTCCCCTGGCGCGGGGGGATTCTCAGGCTTCCCGTTGCTCAATGTGGCCGTATATTCCTTGTCGCCGACGCACATTTACATCCCCTCCAATTCCGCCAAGAGGCGGTCGCGTTCCGCATAGGCCCACCCAAAGGCAGCATCTCGCGCCGTGTCGGAATCGCATTTACTATCCCATAGCGCTTCATCGCGCCGTGTGAATAGCGCCTCGATGCGCTTGATCTCCCCGACCCTCTCCGCGATCCGCAGGGCGCGGTCGAGCGCGGCCTTGGTGTCATCGCGCAGTTGCGTCGGATGCCTTGAGTCCAGGCTATACGGGAACGCGAGTTGCTCGATGGCTGCGTGCGCCTCCCGCTTCGCCGCTTCCAGCAGGGCGGTGGGGTCAGTCATTGGACTCCTTCGGGCGATATCTGTCGCCGCCGGGCTGGTACCGGGATTTGTTGTAGACCTTCACGCACTCCTGGCAGTAGCGTTTCCCGCCGCGCACCTTAGCAAGCGCCAGCGAGTGCCCCCGGAAGCACTCCGTCTGCCGCATCTTCGCCGCTACTTGGTTGGTGCCGCGGTAGAGGTTCGTCCTGCACGTCACCGGCTCAAGGTGCGCCGGATTCACGCACAGGGTGATGCGGCACAAGTGGTCGAGTTGGAGGCCCTCGGGAATTGGCCCACGCAGCATTTCGTAGGCCACCCGATGTGCCCTGACGTTTTTCCCTTGCAAGTGGATCACTCCATACTCGCTGCTGCGTCCAGCCCGTGCGCCTCCCCAAATCCAGCAGCCATCGGGGGAGACGACAACGAACTTGGCAAACACTTCGTGCAACAGCGGGTGGTCAGTCATTCGCCTGCGCCTCCGCCTCGGCGGCGGCTTCCAACATCTCACGCTCCATCGCATGGTCGCCGCTAATCTGCTGGCAGAAATTGCGCGCCCACTTCCTCAGCACCGCCGCCTCGATGCGACGGGCGTCCTCGACGGCAACCTCAGCCATGGCTGTTGACCTTGGGCCAGCCCAACCGAGGGCCTTGAAAATCTCCTCCTCCGTCAGCAGCATCCCCGACTTGGACTCAGGAGGCATCGGGGGATCCTTTCTCATCCACAGTACGGGTTACTTGCGCCTTCATGCTTGGCCTCCTTGACCGCCTCCTCCAGCGCGGCGTGGGCTTCCTTGATCGCCGCATCCTCACAGGCCCCGCACCACGAAATGCGCTCCGGGTCTCCCTGCGTGTGAATACACTTCTCGCCTGCCGCGAGCCGATCAATCGCCTCATGCGCCTTGGTAAGTGCGTTCACGGGGCTCCTTTCTCGTCGAGACGGCCACATGCGGGACATTCATTCACGGCTCCGATGACGGCATCATTCACCGCCTCCTCTAGTGCTGCGTGAGCTTCCTTGGCAGCGTTGTGACGGTGGCTGGTCCCCGACACCCCATCCGAATGACCTTCGTAGACAGCATCGTCAATCGCCTCATGCGCTCGGTCGAGGGGGCTGGGCGGGGAGGAGGTCATCGGCTTGACAGGAGCCACACGGACCCAACGCCCCTCGGAATCGGGACAGGACGCGGGCGCGAGTTTTGGCGGGCCGTCCCCCAACATCCGCTCTGCGACGCAGGGGAAGCCGTCCGGGTGGCACCATTGCCACCATCCCGTCGGCGGCGTCTCGAGGCTCTTGTCAGGCATTCGTCTCCTCGTCATGGTCACACGGCGTCCCCGGGTAATAACCAAAGCCGGGGCCGCGAATGAATCCCGTTCCCTTGCACGTCGGACACGTCGCCCGCTTATCACTTGCCACGTTTCACCTTCTTCGGGAGGACTTCGCGGACAAGCACAATGTCCACAGGTACATTATGGAATGTCTTGACGCGGACCCATGCCCCATGCGCTGTGCTTTCCGCAGTACAAACCGCTCCGGTGCCAGCATGAAATGCTACCCACGCCTCCCTCGCCTTCCGCTTCCTCCTCGGGCGCTTTTCGGTCATCGGCTCCTCCGCCGATCGGCCAAATCCATCCATACGGTGGCCATCACCAAGCCGCCACAGACGGAGTAAAACAACGAGTAGCAATTAGGCCCTTCGAGATAATGCCCAAGCGTTGCAAATCCGAGCAGGAACAGCCCGAACAGGCCGCGTCCGATCGTCCCCCTCATGCCTCCCCCTCCTCGCCCAGAGCGGCGGCTTGCCTTCGCAGGTCATCCGCACGATGGTGGGCTCCGTAGACGCGGTGAACTTCCGCCCTCGCCAGCAAGATCGCCTTGGCGATCTCCCGGCGCAGGTCGGCAAGCGTGTACTTCGACTCGTATCCGCACGCTCCCATGTCGCGGAGGATGACAGTCAAAGCCTCCGGAATCTCCACAGGCTTCATTCGCCCTCCTGCTCTTTCTGCCCCGCCAACTGGTTGACCGCCTCGCGGACCTCCACCCCGTTCCGCCGCTCCCGGAGATAGGCGTTGAACTTCTGCTGCCCCTCCGGAATCACCTCCACGCGCACGTCCTTGCCCCTCCCGACGCGCTTGAACACCCGGGGATACCAGTACCCCGCCTCGGCCTGCACGCCCGCCCTGCAGGTGCAGAACCACACCCCGGCCGCGACCTCGCCGGGACGTGCCTGATTGCCGACGTATCCGCCCCCCGGATCTCCCTCCCGCGCCAGGCACAGGTGACACGAGTACCGCGGCAGGCGTTCCACCTCGACCACCGTGTGCATCGTCCGGGCGGCGATCTCCTGCTCGCGCTCGCTGAGCTGCTCCCAGCCGTCGCCCCACAGCAGGCGCGCGGCCTCGAGGCGCTCGGCTTTCTTCTCCGGCGGGCAGTCACGGAACAGCACCCGCGCTTCGCCTTCGGTCGGAATCTGCATCAGACCCTCGGGTGAATCAGGCGGGGCGTGTCCTGGTGCCCCACGGCGTTGATGGTCATCTCGAAATTCGCCGGCTTGAACAGCACGTGTGGGGCCAGGTACATGCGCTCTTTCCCCCTCGCCGTCTCGACTTTCCAGCGCACGGCCCGGTAGCACCGGTCGAGACCGAACCTCCGGTGCTGGCCGTGGATCCACCCCAGGACCAGCTCGCCGGGGGCGGTGAACTGCACGAGCGCCTCGGTCAGCACGCGCAACAGGCCGAAGCAGTCCTGGCAGTCGGGCTCCGGTGGTCGCAGAACCTGAGGCGGAGCGACGGGCGGAGCTGCGGCGAAGGAGCGGGGCTCCTCGGCGGGAGACTCGGGCCGTGGGTCGGGCTCAGGTTCGGGGCTTTTCGGTGTGCTGCACGTTTCGCTATCTCTCGCCGTTTTCCCGACTACGAGAGCGATCTCGCCTACGTCTTCGACTACGCCTACGACTACGGCCGCGGATGCCCGCAACCTGCCGTCAAGTGACAGCACTACGCCGTCATCGGGGGACGGGAATTTGGATTTTTCCGCGCGCCGACGCTGGTCGAACTTGGTGATCTCGATGAAGTCATCCGCACCGACCCGGTAGAGGACCAGCAGGCCGATGGAGGCCAGCTCGTCCCGGCCGGCTCTCACGTCAGCCTCGGAGTAGCGGTCGAGCATGAAGGGGAGGCACCTGGCGCGGATGAGGGATGGTTCCCCGTGGAACCTGCCGAAGTCGTCCACGGCTTGGTAGATCCTCCAGTAGAGGCGTTCGCCCCAATCGGAGACGGCGGCGAGCTTGCGCGACGTAAGCCCTACCTCCTTAATGATCCTGTTCGGCACTCCCACCCCCTGAGAGTCGAACGTGAACGGCTAGCGTGTGGACTTCTGCTTCTCGCGGGCTAGGGCTTCGCGCAGATCGCTTTTGGTCAGCATGCCTTCAAGGTATTGTTCTGCCGCCTCGACCAGCGTCGGCTCCTGAACCGGCTCGGTCACGATGAGGACGGCAGGGAGGCACGGTTCGCCATTCGCACAGTTGTGCCTTGACGGTGGCGCGGGCATGGCGATGAATAGCGTTTCGCCTGAGTGTGAATTCCTCCAAGCGTGCCCCTCCACCCTCCGCTCCCTCGTCTTCACCTGGGGCTCCTCCTTGCCAATTTCGATTGTCACCGGATAGTAGTCAGTGAACCCGCGCGGTTCCTTGTAGAAACCGGGAACATCTTGGTCACGCAGCAAGAGATCCCACACAGGACTGCTCACATATCTCGTCACCCGCCTAATCGCCATTGAACAATTCCCCCTGAGCCGTCACCTTCGGCTCGCCAGCGGTAGGACTTCCTGAGCCATGCGCTTCGCGGCGATCTCGCAATAGCGTTCCTCACACTCGATCCCGATGGCCTTGCGCCCCAAGTCCTTCGCGGCCCGCAGCGTCGTCCCGGAGCCCATGAACGGGTCGAGGATGGTTTCGCCGGGGTCGGTGAACAGGGACACCAGCTCGACCATGAGCGGCAGCGGCTTCGGGCAGGGATGGTCAGGTCGCTCAGGCGTATTCCCGTTCGCTGAGGCATGACGCCATACCGCCGGGAGGCCGCCGCCGTTCCACCTCTTCCTGCCGGCGGCGTGCGCGATGGTGATTGACTCAAATCCCTGCCCGGGCCTGTCCCCGCTGATTTGCGGTACCGGGTTCACCTTGACCCAGACGCCGGCGCGGACGTACAGGTCGCCAAACTGTGCCCGCCACAGGTGGCCGCTCTCGGCGTCGTGGAATACAACGATCCACCGCCGCGCCAACCGCATGAACGCCGGCGCGACCGACTCGTAAACATCCTCCACCGCGCCGATTACCTGATTGGCGAGTTCTCGGTGACTCTTGGCTGGGTAGGCGCTGCCGCTTCCGGCCCCCTTGTTGGACCGGAACGACAGATACAGGTCGCGGGAATACGGCGGGTCCGTCAGGATGTGGTCCACCGCCTCGAGGCGCGGCAGCAGATCGACGCAGCTTCCGTGGTAGATCGCCACCGCCGCGTCCTGGTAGTACGGCTTCACCACAGATCCCCTTGCGGCTCTTCCTTCGGCCACTCGTCCAGCCAGCACCTACAGGCATTCGCTCCGGTCCCGCTCTCGCAGCACCTGAACCCGTGCTTCCCGACAATCCCGTAGCCGTACTTCCCGTCTCCCTGAGGGCTGCTGTACGCCGCGTAGTGCGACGACAGAGGGTGAGGGCAACGGGGGCAAAGAGTCATTGAGCGGCCCACGTCACCAGAGCAAGGTCAATCGCCTTGGCGATGGTCAGATACAGCCCGACTCCGGCCATGGTCAGGACAGCCACCATCAGCAGGCCCACCCAGGCGGGACTTCGTGGCTCCACGAGGCGGGTCACTGGCCCGTTCCCTCTGTGGTCGGGTGTCGCCTCGCCTCGTCCTCCCGTTCCGCGACGATGAGCGCCAGCACCGCATGCGTGACGGCGGCAGCGTGGTCCGCGTTGTCGCAGCGCAGCGCGTCCATGGCCTCGCTGTAGGCCTCCCTGGCCGCTTCTAGTCCCAGCATCCGCAATCCTCCTGTCCGCACTTAGGGCACAGCAGCACGAAGTCCGATTCCGGCTTGCGGGTCATCTGCCCTTTCAACATCTGCCACGCCTGACCGCATGTCTGCTCCTTGCAGACCCACCAATACTTGCCCTCCGACGGCTGCTTCCCGCTCTCCGTGATGCGGGTGATGAACTCCGTGCCGCAGGTCGGACAGCGCGGGAGCGCCGCGGCTTCCCGCTCCTGCGCCGCGAGCCAGTCCTGAAAGTCCGCCTCGGCCTGAGCATCGGGGAACGGGTCCATCAGAAAGGGGGCTCCTCGTCCGGCATCTGCCCCATGTCGATGTCGCTGTGCGGCGGGGGCTCATCCATCTGCGGCGGCTTGTAGCCCTCCCGCGCACAGACCCGCTCATAGTCGCGGACCTGCATCACCGGGGCCCGCTTCCCTGCCGGCACGATGCTGGCGATGTTGGCGAACGTCCCGCCCTTGCTGCCCTGGACGTGGACGATGTTCAACTGGCACACCTTGTCCAGCATCTGCTCTACGTCGAACTCGGCCGCTTCCTCCTCGGTGAGCTTGCGGCCCATCCACGACTCGATGTGCAGCCGCAGCGTGGCCTTCTCGTGCATGGAGAGGGTGTAATCCTTGGAGATGAGGAAGGGCTTGCCGTTCTGCATCTCTTCCTCGGACTGCCACTTGAGGCGGACCTTGTGCTGCGTCTTGTCCCACTTGTCGGAGTGGACCATCCCCAGGTCCACCACGTCGCAGCAGATGGCGTACTGCAGGCCAGCGGGTGCGGGGGTGAAGTCCTTGCTGCTCGTGCGGGCGTAGATCGGCATCAGTCCCCCTCTTTGATTTGCACGGTTCCGTCGCCGTGGCAGAACAGACCTACGGCGTCCATCTCGTCACGCCTGAACTCCCATCCCTTGCGGCAGCCTTCGGACTGGCACATGAAGATCCGCTGCCACGGATGCCCGAATACCTCGACGCACTCTGAGGGCCAATGGAAGCCCTTGCCGAGTGCAGGATTGGGCTGGTGCTTCATGCGGATTCTTTCCGAATATGGAGGGCTCAAGGACATGAGGCCTCCAGGCGTTCTTTACGGCGCCAGTAATATCTGCGGTAATTCTCGCGCGGGCACTCCTTGCAACTAAAAGTCTCTCGGCCTCCATAATTGAAATGTAGTCGTGGATGGCCCTTCGAGCAGAACTTCTTTCTCTCTCTCAGTGGTCCGCATGCGACGGCGCCGCGCAGCGTATTCTCGCGTGGAGTAACGAGTTCCATGTGCGATGGATTCACACAATTGCGGATCCGGCAGAGATGATCGATTTGTAGCCCTTCAGGGATCGTGCCGTTGAGCATTTGATATGTGACCCTGTGCGCTAATCGAGTACGCCCTTCTGCCTTTGGGAAAGCGACTCCATAGCCAAACTCGTTAATGGCTGCCGCCCAGATCCAGCATCCCGTAGGACAAACCACGATCTTCGGGGACAGCCATGCATCGTGAAGCGGATGCTCCATCACGCCTCCTTCCGCACCGGCCCGAATCCGCCAGCGCGTGCATGTCGATAACGCCTCTGATTGGCGTTGAAGCAGGTGCGACACGTCTGGTGCTCGGGCCTGCCGTACCATGGCCTTTGATTCTTGCGAATGGACCTGTTCTGCTCATCAAAGGCATGGCCACGCTTGCAATGCGTTCTCAATGAGAACTGTTTGCCCCTCTTAGTGTTCTCCCACGGAGTTACAGCTTGGAGGTGCGTCGGCCTCATGCAGGATGTATTTCTACAGAGATGATCAATCCAAAGCCCCTCGGGGATAGGACCATAAGTGCGCTCATACATCCATCGGTGCGCGTATGATTTCTGCCCTACCGACGTTTGTAGCTGTCCATAGCCGGAGTCGTTTCTAGCGCCCAGCCACGACCAGCACCGAGAGGTCCAGAAGTCGATCTTCTCGAATGGCCTCTCTGACAAGCGCGATTGCCTCATTTCGTTTCTGCCTCTCTGCGGCTAACTGGTCCCCATCCACCGGCACCCCAGCAATCCGAGCATTCGTCCTCGTCGCCGTTCCAGGTGACGGTGATCCGCCCACGTCCGCCGCAATACCAGCAGCGCGTCCACAGGCCCGAGGGCTTCGGCGTGGGAGCGGGGGCAGGGCCGGTCCAGATCAGCGACATCAGCGGATGACCTCGACTGGGACGCCAGCCTTGCGAGCGCGCCGAATCATGTCCAGCGTCCCCTTGCTCTTGGCGTCAGGGAAGGCGATGACAAGATCCGCACCGGCGTCGAGCATTTGCTGATTGCGGCGAGGGCCAGCGCCGCGACCGTAGAGGCCCCACTGGGCCGTGTATGTCTCGTGACGGAGGCCCAGCTTGTCGGCGTTCCAGAAGGCGAGTTGATCCACGCCCGCCGCGCCGCCCTCGATGACAATGGCGTCCTTTGGCAGGGCGGCCATGCGATTCCAGACGCGCATCTTGTCGGTGCCGTGGCGGGAGCCGCAGATGATCACCCTCACGTGACCTCCGCTCGCTTTGGCCTCTGGATGAGGCCCATGAACTCCGCGACCCACGTCTGGCAGCAGACGCACATCCAGTCGCGCCCCCTGCCGATGGTCGAGCGCCACGTCGCGGCCATGTCCTGGTAGAGGCCCATCGACGGGTGAAGGCCCGCGACTTCCTTTCGCAGCGCGACCAGCTCCTTCGGCATCCGAGGGCCGCCGCAGATTCGGCACGGCTCGCTCATCGGCTCACCTCGCAGAGGTTCGAAGGAACGGCGGGACGCAGGCCCGGGGAGGTCCAATTCCGTCGGGTCACGCCTTCGCCGCTCCTTCCAGCCATTCCCCCGGAGCCGTCACCGTTCATCACAGAGAGCCATCTCGTTGAAGAAAGGTGGGACGACTCCGGGGGTTTTGCCGGTGGTAGGGATGCAGCGGACTCAAACGTCCCCGAATGGTCCGCTGCTCGTCGGGCTACCCGTGAGCCCGTCACAACTTCGCCTGTCCTGTCCGTCCGCAAGAGAGGGCTGCCAATGACTTCGACTCGCCCTCGGTGGGGGTAGAGATCAGGCGCTTGGGTGGTCTGGGGTTGTGGGGGACGCGCCTGACGGTGGGAGAGCCCCCTCATGTCGTCACTCCGCACGAGGGGGATTTCTGATTGAACTTGTGAGACAGACGTCCCTTACGGGAGGCGTCCAGCAGGTTGTCTTTCTGCGTCCCGGCCCACAGGTGCGCGGGATTCACGCATCGCCGCACGTCGCACGAGTGCAGCACCTGGAGCGGCGGCTTGGGGAGGTTCCCGTGATGCAGCAGCCACGAGTACCGATGCGCCGACCAATTGACGTTGTGCGCGACGGCAAACTGGCCGTATCCGACGCTCGTGACCGAGCCGGTCCACAGCCAGCATGAATCGGTCCGGTTGACCTTGGCCCAGAAGCGCGTATCGCACTTCACGCGGACACACGACTACGCCGCGGACACCGAGTCCGAAGCGTCTGCAGATCAACTGTCAGTAGGTCGTATGAGGTCGGCGGGTTTGGGCCTGGGCAGAATTGAACTGCCGACCCACGGATTAGGAACCCTACGGACGCCGATCTGCGGACATCCACGGTCAGGATATCCGCGACGCGTGCAGCCACAGAAGACCGCCCGGTGCCGTCTCGAAGGACGACTAGGCGGGATACGTCTTGGGAGAAGTATCGGCTCCCCGGGCGGTCATCTCTGATTGCATTCAGGGTATCCATTCCGACTCCTCCCAAGATCGAGCGGGAAGATAAGTCGGAGTCCGCAGCGTTGTCAAGTCCTCCCCTACCCCCGGGTCAGGATTTCTCCGATGGCCCTTCCGTGGCGTCCCTGACTTGACGCGGCGGGCCGATATACCGTGCAGCCGCTGCACGCGCCTCGGGCGAAAAATGCGCGTAGCGAAGGGTCAATTTGAGGTCGCTATGGCCCAACATCTCTTTCAAGTCCTCCAGGCTGCCGCCGTTCTGCCGCCACCATGTCGAGAACGAATGCCGGCACGAGTGTAGAACCACGTCTTCCCCGAGGCCAGCCTTCCGCTTCGCCGTGGCGAACGCCGTCTTCACCGACTTGAGCGGAGCATCGCCCCACGAGCAGACGGTTTGATCCTCACGCCCACGGCGCAGGCTTCGGAGATGCGTCAGCAGCCGCGGCGCTATCGGCACGGCCCGCGTCACGCGCTGCCCCTTCGTCGTGTTGCGCCGGAAGATGATGAGCCCCGCAGAGAAGTCGCAGTCGGCCCACGTCAGCTTGAGCGCCTCGGACAGCCTCGCCCCGGTGTAGAGCAGCACGTACAGGACGGTCCGCAAGTGCGGCGCGCTTGCCATGATGAGGCGGTCGGATTCTTCGGCGGTCAGGTAGCGGTCGCGCCCTGGCCCCTCACGGAAGCGGCGGATCCGCTTCGTGGGATTCGGACCCGGGAAGTAGCCCTCCGCGATGCACCACTCGAACAGCACGGAGAGCCCGGCCCGGTTCCGGTTGAGCGTGGCATGCGACACCCCGGCGGCGAGGCGCGCGGTCATCCATCCTTCGATGAGCCGCGGGGTGATGTCGGGGAGGCGGCGCTCCCCGAAGCCTGCCGCCAGCACGGCCATCGTCGAGCGGAGGGTGCGAGGGTCGGAACTGTAGAGAGAGCGGTGAGCGAGGAAGGCGCGTGCTATATCCCTGAACGGCGCGTCCCGCAAGCATTCCCCCGGATTGCGAAGTGTCTAGATTCTGCGCCTATTCTTCGTTGCTGGCAACCTGAATCTGACGGGGGAGTAGCCGGCACTTGTATCCCGCCCCGGCCTAGCGGTGATGGCTAGGGAGCCGGGGGTGCCGGGGTGTTCGCGGTGATGGCAGCCGCCAGAGCATCGGCGCTGCTCTTGAGCTTCGCGGACAGGGCCGCCAAGGCCGCCGGGTCGGTCCCGGCGTTGGCGATCTGGTCTGCGAGACCCTGAATCAGCAGGATGGCGGACTGCTCCAGGTCGGTGTTCTCCGTGACCTGTGCCGTGAGTGCGTCGAGTGCGGAAGTGTCGGCCATGAAGTGTTCCTCCTCTTTCTGTGAAAGCACCATCACCATGGAGATGAGGGCGTCCTGCTTCTTCTCGATCCGGTCGAGTTGCCTGCTATCCCCGCCGAGGATGAAGTCGTACCAGGCCATCAGAACTTGATGACGGCGGCCAGCACCCCGGACAAGTCGTTGTCCCGGTCCCGTCCCGAGAGCCCCTTCTGGACGTAGACCTTGAAAAGCCCGCTCTGGCTGATGGGCAGCTTCAGGCCGGCGCGGGCCGACGTGGTGTGGTCGTCCTGCCCGTCCTCGGAGTCCAGGTAGTAGAGCGCCTGCCCGCCGAAGAAGAAGCCGCCGGACTGGCCGGGGACGTTGACCTCCAGAGTCGCCCCGGCTCCGGTGTTCACGTCGTTGTCGGAGACCACGGCGGACGGGCCGATGACGAGGACGCCGGTCCCCATCGGGAACAGCGGCTCGAAGCCGACGTTCCAGGTGGCCTTCCCGTCGTCCGGGTTGACGTAGGAGCCGGAAAAGGTGAACTCGGTTTTACCGGGAATCCCGGCGAACGAGGCAGAGCAGACGAGCAGCAGAGCGAGGACAACGGTCAGGTGCTTCATTTATACCCTCCTTTGTGGGTTATAGCGGCCGGTGGATATAGACCGCTATGACTTGGGAACGACTTCCGTCCCGGCGATCGCATGCGACACGCCACCGAGCGACGGCAGCAGCGCCCCGATGACAGCCTGAGCCACCAGAATCGCCGGGTGGCCGGCCAGGGCCGGGA